AAATATTTTTTAAAAAAGTTTTTGAAGTTGGGTATCAAAGCCCACCCCCACTGGTGAGTGTTAGTGCGAAAAGAGGTAGAAGCCTTTTCGCTTTAGCAACTTTCGCTGGAAAGGGGGTGAGATTATGAAACCATCTTCTTTCGAGAACGCAATCAGACTTCAATTTGACTGTCTGGCTCGCAAGGTTATAGGCCGAACTGTAAAGAACTACGACAGAGAGCTTGGCAGACGTGCAAGACGTGAAACTCCATTCTGTGAACTGTCTGAAATGGAACTAAACCATATGGGTATCATGGACGAGTATTCCGTTGAGTTTACATCATTTGATGTATTCGGTTCAGAAGTCCGTATCTATGATGAACGCTTATGTGAAGCAATCAAAGAATTATCTGAAAGACGACGTAACATTCTGCTTATGTCCTACTTTCTTGAAATGACCGACGCTGAAATTGCAGAGGTCGTGGGAATGGAACGATTTTCCGTTTGTAGAAACAGGCTGCACACATTAAAGCTCATAAGAGATATGTACGAGGAGGATTGAAAACATGATGAAGTCTACAAAGAAATGCCCATCATTTTCCACAATCAGCTCTGCTGCTGACGGTGATGAGGCGGCAATCGAAAAGATTTTAAATCACTATGACGCTTACATATCAAAAGCCAGTTTACGACCTTTCTATGATGAACACGGAAATATGTATATCGTGGTTGATATGGAACTGAAAGGCAGAATAAGAGCTGCATTGATTAAGGCAATTTTAGATTTTGAAGTCAAAGTGAAATAAATGGTATTTGGGAGTGTCCTACCACCTCATTTCAGCTCCCCAATAATTGCTCTTTGAAAACTGAATAAAGTAATCAGATACGTTTGATATACGGTGAGCCGACGGACTGGAACGCCATGACCCATGAAAGGAGGGACAAAAGAGCGAGCGACCACGCCAGTGATCCGTAAGCGACTGTTGGAAAAGTTGCTGCCATGACCCGTATATCAGAATAATGATACACCCGTATGACACGGTTCACCCATCAGAATGGGAATGGTGAGAGTCCAGTGGAGCTTTCCAAAGCCATCTGATTACTTCTTATTTAATAGACAAAATCTTTCATAATGTACAAGCATTTTTGCATACTTTGTAAATATAGTGTAGTGAGGTGGTTTCATGGCAAATGACGCAAAAGTAGTTTGCAAGAATGTTTTTAAGAATACTGATACAGCGGCTCTGCAAAAAGTGTTTACTCTGAAATGGATAGAACTGATAAACCAATTTGAAAAAAGTAAGGGGCAGCCTACTCCTGCAAGATGATAGACAAACTATCCTGCAAAATGTTATAATAACATAAGCAGTGATAGTTTGTTTTGTCTTCTCTGAAAAGGAGAACAAAACATTATGAATAAGTCAAGGGTTGCTATATATTGCCGCTTATCAGAAGAAGATAGAAACAAACAATCAGAAACAGACGACAGTAACAGTATTCAAAATCAAAAGTCTATGCTGCTTCAATATTCTTTAGAACAAGGGTGGGAGGTCTATAACATTTACAGTGATGATGATTACACTGGTTCTGACCGACGACGACCAGAGTTCAACAAGTTATTGAATGACGCAAAAGACCATAAATTTGATATTGTCTTATGTAAGACTCAATCCAGATTTACCAGAGAGCTTGAATTGGTGGAAAAGTATATCCACGGTCTATTTCCCATCTGGGGTATTCGCTTCATTAGTATTGTTGATAATGCGGATACCGCAAACAAAGGAAATAAGAAATCAAGACAGATTAACGGACTGGTGAACGAATGGTACTTAGAGGATATGTCGGAGAATATCAAGAGCGTGCTAACAGACCGAAGAAAAAACGGTCACCACATTGGAGCATTTGCTCTCTATGGTTACAAAAAAGACCCTGATATAAAGGGGCACTTGATTATTGATGAAGAAGCTGCACAGGTTGTCAGAGAAGTTTTTACACTGTTTTCACAAGGCTATGGCAAAACTGCCATTGCCCGTATACTGAATGACCGAGGTATTCCCAATCCAACGGAATACAAGCGGCTTCATGGTTTACGCTGGCGAACACCACAAGGCAAGAACAGTACCCTATGGAAATATTATGCTATTTCCGATATGCTGGTAAATGAAATTTATATTGGCAATATGGTACAGGGAAAATATGGGAGCGTGTCTTACAAGACGAAACAAAATAAACCACGTCCTAAAAGTGAGTGGTACATTGTTGAGGGTACGCACGAACCGATCATTGACCGTGAATTATGGGATAAGGTGCAAGCGTTGATAGCTCAAAAGGCAAAACCTTTTACAGTAGGTACAATCGGATTATTCGCAAAAAAAGCCCGCTGTATGAACTGCGGTTATGTAATGCGTTCTAATAAACAGTCTGATGGCAGACGATATTTAGGATGTTCCAGCCGCCACGTTTCTAAAGACGCTTGTATTGGTTCTTTTATCTCTGTACCTAAGTTGGAACAGGCGGTGATTACAGAAATCAATAAGCTGTCTGCCGCATATCTGGATAAGGACGAATTGGAACAAAGCGTAACCTTTAACAGTGACGTAAGAGGAAAACAGAAGGCTCTGAAAGAGGAAATTGCTGCATATCAAAGTAAGATTGCAGAATATACCAAAGGTATTCGTGAGTTGTATTTAGATAAAGTTAAGGGTATCTTGTCAGAGCAGGACTATTTGGATTTATCCAAAGACTTCTCAACCCAAAAGGAAAGGCTAGAAAAACTGGTTATTGATACGCAAAAACAGCTTGACGTTATTGAAAGAAAAATACAAGCTGGTGATAACAAACGCCAGTTAATCGAGCAATACACCAATCTTGAACACTTAAACAGGGAAATCGTTGAAAAGCTGATTGACTATATATTAGTTGGAAAAAAAGACCCTGTTACAAAAGAAGTACCTATTGAAATACATTGGAATTTCTAGGTTCTCATAATCTGGCAGCTAATATGCCAGATTATCGGGAACATCTCTTATACAGTCAATGTTGTTCTTACAAAGTTGCACCATCTGCTGCCATATCCTCAAACAAATCCGTGATAGGATCACCCTTTGACTGGAACTCACAGGCGTTAAAGGGGACACCCCCGGCAGCCTGAGGCCAGATGCCTACTGTATGGTCAATATAGTAGGGACCGAGGCCGGATTTCTCGATTTCTTCCATGGAAAGGTTGCGTGTAAGCTGGTGTACAATGGTGGCTACCATTTCCATGTGTGCCAGTTCGTCGGTACAGAGAGGTTATCAATGGTATTTCTATTGGATTTTGGGGTAGATATCCAGGGTGAAAGTGATCTCATCTCCGCGCTTAAAGTCATTTTTGTTATCTTTAAAGTAGTCAACTCTTTCAAGCAGCTCCTTCAGCACGGAGTTCCGGGTAGGTGCGTCCCAGTCCCAGTAATTGGATAAGAGGTGTTCGCATTTCGGGATAAAATTAAATTTTTGTTCCAGGAGTTCCCGGTCATGTGCCAGATCTGCGGCAATGCGCTCTATGGCAGCGGCGCAGTCATCTATCTGCTTTGCCGTGGCGCCTGATCGCTCCAGGAAAACCTCTGTGGTGTATATACCTTGTTCCAGTAGTTCATACTGCCTATTCTTCTGGGTGTTAAGATTCTCCAGCTCGGCGCGCTTATCCAAAAGGACTTTTTCCTTTGTGGCTATGATGTCTACTCCGTTGGTATCATTGAGCGAGTCATTGATTTTATAACTCTGTACTAGATCTGCAAGGCCGGCAATGAGGGCTTTTTCTACCAGACTCAGCCGGCTGCTCACATTATTACATCCGGTGTAAGAGCATAGGAGCGTGTCTTCCTGTTTCCGGCTGTTATACGGCCGCCTGACCATGTTATGACCGCATTTCCCGCATTTTATTATACCGGACAGAGGATTCTTTACGGTGTTTGAAGCGCCTATCGGTCTGGGTGGATTCATGCTCCGGTAATTCTGGGCAAGATCATAGATCTCCTGCGATATGATCGCCTCGTGGAGACCGTCTGTTAATATGTAATCATTGCAACGAGGACGTGATTTTACCACATTTCCATTCTCAATCTTATTCATGCCCTTCCTTCGGTTCCACCTTATCTTACCGGTATATACAGGGTTTTCCAGTATGTTTGCAACTGTGGCGGTTGACCATGATTTTCCGGATAGAGATGGGACACCCATGTCTATCAGCTTACGGGTTATCTTGCACATGCCGATGCGCTCGCCATCTATCCCGTATGTATACCAGTTATAAATCAGTTTTACAATTTCTGCCTGCTCAGGGATAGGCTCAAGAGAGTAACCTTTTGTGTGTTCCAGTTTCACCCTGCGGTATCCGTACGGAGGCTTGTTACCGCAATATTTGCCCTCCTGTACAGACGATACCCGGCCTGCATTGAGGCGGCGCTTTATGGTCTTATACTCCCTTCTGGACATAAACAGCCCGAACTCAAAATATTCCTCGTCAAACTCATTGTTCGGGTCATATGTTTTTGTGGGGGTTATGATCTTGGTATCAGAATACTGGAATGCCCTGGCAACAACACCCTGATCTATGGAATCACCACGGGCCAGACGCTCCACCTCCACAACAAGAACACCGTCCCACATACCAGATTCCACTTCCTGCAGGAGGCGCTGCATCACGGGCCGGGCAGATATTGTTTCGCCGGATACTACTTCCCGGTAAATGGCTCCAATGTGGCAGCTGCGGCGTTTGGCAAGGTCAAGCAGGATTCTTTCATGCCGGGCCAGGGTTTCCTCCTCGCCGCGTGCTTCGGCCTCCCGATCTGCACGGGACTTTCTTAAATAGATACAGTCTCTTTCAAGTGTGTTCATTGTATCACCTCTCTATAGGATATGATTTTTGGGTACAAAAATAACAGCCAGCGAACTTTTGTTCCGCTTGCATGGCTGCTCCGAAGATGATACAATGTATTTGCGATGTACATTTATCTCTTCGGAGATATGGGCCGTCCTGGTGCTGGTAACACCGGGGCGGTTTTTATTTATCAAAAAACATAATAACCGTAAACTACTTCTATAAAACCGGCACTGTCAGTATCATTACCTACAGGCTTTAGAACTCCTCTTACAGCAAGCCTTGTGCCTTCTTCAAACTTTATTTCATCAGGGAAACAACAAAAAATATAATCACTATTTTCATCACCGTTTCTTATACAGCAAAATGACTTATAAGATGACATTACGTCACTTATATTTTCGTATCCTTCGCCAAGAAAAAGCCAGGGGTATGGCGGAATTATTTGGCTCCAGCTCACAGTTCCCATATACGTTTTTGGTGTTAACGTAAAATTATTATCAAGATTTGGTTTGAAATCCGGCGTTTCTAATTGTGGAGCTATAATTTTACAATTACTGAGGGTACAATTTTTATTATTAAGAAACATCCCCTTAACTTTTATATTTGAGTTATCATCAACAAAGAATAAACTTTTGTTATCGGATATGCAGTCAATCATGTTCCTCATCGGATCGTCTGCACTCATTAATAAAAAATTAATTGTTCCATCTTCAAGAACAGTTATGAAACTTATTTTACCACTTATGGTCAATTCACTTCCGGGTGTCAATCCTTCTTTTTTTGCATATTTTTCCTTTAGCTGGAAAATTTCATTGTCAATGTCTGCAGAAGTTGAATACTTTGTTTCTTCATTCACTTTTTTTACAATAGGGTTCCATTTCTCCGCAAACTCATCAATTGTGTATTCTGTTTTAGATTTTCCACATGAGCACAGAATACCAGCAAAAAGAAATAAGACACAAGTAAACAATACTTTCTTCTTCATATTACCATCCCCTCACATTTATAATTCATCTCCATACAGTCTATGATGTTCCATTTGCGATGTACATTTGTCTCTTCGGAGATATGGGCCGTCCTGGTGCTGGTAACACC